GGTATGGTCCTCCATTATAAAGCCATTCATCTAAAGAAATCGCTTCCCAAATGGGATAGAAATGAAGGCCAATAGCGTTGGAGCTAGGCACAATAGCGCCAGAAATAATATTGTTTCCATAAAGTAATGAACCTGCGACTGGCTCTCTGATTCCGTCTATGTCTACGGGTGGTGCGGCGATGAAGGCAAGTATATATGCCGTTGTTGCTGTTAGAAGAGTGGGTATCATGAGTACACCAAACCAACCAACGTATAATCGGTTCTCAGTTGATGTAACCCATGAGCAAAACTCCTCCCACTTGTCAGTATTATTCTGTTGTGTGAGGGTTGTAGCCATTAAAATGTTAGTCTAAAAATTTAACTTGGACCTCAGCTACACCAGCTGAAGTCATACCAATCCGGTTAGCTGTGCCATAAGAGATATCAAGATCCCTACCCGGAATAAACGGCCCACGGTCATTGATCCTTACTACCTCGCAAGTTTTATAACACACTTCCAATCGTGTACCGAATGGTAGTGTTTTGTGAGCCGCTGTACTATCATACTGATTATATATTTCCCCGTTAGCTGTTCGATTACCATGGAATCCCGGTCCATACCAGGATGCTGTAAGAATTGTAGCTGTTAAGAGTGGAATCATTGTTAGAATTTAACGTCAGAACGTTCTAGTTTTTCCATAACTTCCCTACGATAGGCAGGGTCGTTATCATACTTAGGATCATTCATAGCCTCTACTACTTGTGCTTGACTTCTGAATTGATCACTTCTATTTGATGGAGCTTTGCCTGTAAGCATCTCTCCTTCAACACCTGATGAATCATCAAAACGGTACTTCAAGGATTGTACAGCAAAGTAACAGGCAAGTGGATCACCACCCTCCATCACTTTGTCATACATATCAATCTCACCTTTCTGTAAATTACTCTGAGCCCAATCCATCATACCTTTGTACCCAGTTTCACCACCAGCTAGATCTTTTAACTGTTTCACTTGAGAGTCAGTGATTTGTGGTTGCTGATTTTTTTTACGATAGTCAAGATGCATCTTAGCTATATCTTGAGGATCTAATTTACTTAGCTCCTGAAGAGTATCTTCTGATACGGAATTTTCTGTAGCTTCATCCCATAGCCGGTCAAGGAAGTCAGTTGTGACATCCTCTTCCGGTGCTGACTCTTCAGTTTCTTCAGTCTCTGCTTCAGCTTCTGGAGCTTGTTCATTTTCTTCACTACCGAACTTCTTTTGAAGTTCCTCATATGCTTTCTCTAATTCCTGTGCATTCTTATATTTACCAGCTAGTAATCCTTCCTGCTCAGCTTCTAGATTCTCACCAATTTCTAGTGACTCCTGCTCATCTGCATTCAGTACTTCTGTATTAGGTTCAGTATCTACTGTTAATGTTTCTGCCATAGTTTATCCGGGTGGTTGTTGTTGTTGTTGTGCCATCTGCATCTCAGCTTGCATCTGTTTCTGTTCTACAGCTGCCATTGCCGGAGCATTCTGTTGCTCTTGTAGTGCCATCTGTTGTTGCATCTGTTGATCTTGTTGTCCTTGTATCTCTTGCATACTCTTCACTAGGTTAAGTACATCAATACCTGATGCTGCTGCTAGACGTTTGATTACTTCATCAGGATTGATGAATGTCTGTAGTGCTTCTGGTCCCATTGTCTGTGCAATAGTTTGAAGGAACATACCTAAGCTTTCTCTATCTTGACCACGTCCTAATGCATTAATACCTGCTACGATGGTAGGCTTTACTATATCTTTAGGAATAGGAGGTATAGTTTTATTCTTTGTAAGTACACTAAGTTTACGATCTAAGTAAGGTACTAGAAACTCAACTGTAAGTAGAGAGAATAAACCTCCTAACTGTTGTTCTAGTTCCATCTGTGTCATCCTTACTTCTTCTGCAGTCGTACGTTCAGACTGTCTAACAGAAAGGATAAGGAATGCTTCACTCAATCTCTTCTCTAATGTACCTGCTGCTTGATAAGCAGTTTGGAAGTCCGCTCCTTTGCCAACTTGAACTACACCGATGTCATCAGGTCTTCCCTGAATGATTGCACCGTTACCTGCTTGAGCTAGAGTGGCTGGTTTAGTACTTGCTGAGGGTGATACAGTAAAGACTACTTTAGCAGCTGCTGCAGAGCCTTCTACTAGTGCCTGAGAGAGTGCTTCAAGGGACTTAAGATCCCCCATAAATTCTTCTACTCTACCTCTACCATAATCTTCACCGTCTACAGTATTAAATCTTAGGGGAAGCCAGGGTGTAATGTTAAGCGGAGCTTTACTAACTGATTTAGGTATGATCTTATCGTATACTTCTTGATGCCAGTAAACTTTATTGTTCTTAACTTTAACATGTGTGTATACATCACATTCATTACTGCCGTCATCATTGTATTGATTGACATCCCCTTTCATTAAGTCAGGTACTAACTCTTCAACTATTTTTTTGTTAATAATTTCTTTAGTGACTATCTCGATAACGTTACCGTTACCATCTCTATCTATAACATACCTGTTAAGTGGAAATAGTTTAAGCTTATCCTTACCCATAAAGATAAGAGCATTACCTGATACAACCAAGTGTTTCATAGCTTGGTGTACAGCAACTCTATCATCAGAAGCAGCGATGGTCTCAAGTATAGTCCGTTCTACCTTAGCAAATACTAGGTCTAACTCTGACTTAACCTCTGGCCCATAGTCTCCTAACTTAGATTCATCTACCTGCAGTTTAAAGAAGCTAGTCTGTGGAGGTAGAAGACTAAGCATTAACTTAGCTGCTAACGTAACAACTCCCTTAGCTCCAACTGATTGCCAAGGTGTTACTAGTTTCCTTGGACCTGTAGTATTATCATCCTCATGTACTAAGTAAGGTATGGTTAACTCTGAAGCTTGTTTAGCTATGTTTAAATATTGAGAACGTTTACCTGATAGTACATCGTATCTCTGTTTAGCGCTCATTATAAATTAAGTGTTGATTTACTAGGGGAAGTTTTAGTACTCCCTATACCCAGTGTGTTCATGTATTGAGTAGGTCTAGCGAATCTCTTAGTCCCCTTTCTACCACTTGCTTCGGTGATGGATAGTCGTGAACCTTTAATTGATGCTGCCCCACCTACTCCAGTAGGACTACTGCTACTTACTCTAGATGCTCTAGCTGCTGCTGCCTCTTGTTGAGCTAGTAGTTGTGCTTGGAACTCTGATTCTTGTTTTAAACGTTCAGCATCTCGTGCTGCCTGTTGATCTGCAAGGCCCTGCTGATGAAGTCTATGTCTCTCGTCTCTTGCATCAGCGTCTGCTTGTATCTTCAAATCCCTTGCTTCTGTCTCTAACCCTTTGATATGGTCATCAACTCCAGCTCCTATCGCAAGACCATGGAGATTGGCAAAATCTCTCAGCTCTTTCTTTTTATCTAGTGTACCAATAGCACCAATGTCAGCCATATCAAAACCGTAACCACCTTGGTTTTCAAACACCCAATTATGAGGTGTGTTTATCTTGGCAATACGATTCTGTGCAGCATCACCGATGCCTATAGCGAACCTACCTTGTGGATCTGACCCACCAGGACCAGTCCAACCTGCTGCTACTTGCTGACCACGTTCACGTAGTGCTCTATTCCAAAGCTGCTGTAGTTGGTAACCACTAGCACCTTGACTCATTGCTGCGTTAATATCTGCTCCACCAAACCACTCTTGACCATGACCTGTTACTTGTTGTGGTCCAGGGTTACCGTAGTTAGCGTATCTAAAACCTGCTACATCAAAACCTGTTGCCATAATTAATCTCCATGTAAATCTACTGGTGTAATACCTTCTGGTGTACTATAACCTACTTCACTTTTCACAACTGTTGCAAGATTCATCTTCTTATCATACGAATCCCACTCTAATTCTTTAGGAGGTTCAGGTTCTTTATCTAAACCATAGTGTTCCCAAATGTCACCTTCAATACCGTAGTGTTCACCCTTTGGTCCTTCACGTATGATCTTAGGTAGGTGATCATTTATACTGACGATTTCGTTTAACCAACCACTGATTTTATCTAAGTCTTTAGCTACACCTTCATCGTGTACACCCCAGTCACGTAGTTCTTCCCAGTTATCCTTCCAATTTTTATCCATCCTATCTGCAAGCAACGAATCAAATAAAGGATCTAATCCTTTAGAACGTCTACCGGGAGCTTGGCTTGGTGGGTATCGACTCTCATGTATCTTACCAGTCTCTTTATTCCTCCAACGAGTTGTCTTAGCAGCTTCATAATCTAAGCCTCTGGCTTTAGCTTCATCCTTGGTCATCCATTCGTATTCAGCTGGAGTACCTGGATCGTCAGTGTAAATAAATCCACCTCCCTTCTTTGTTCCTGTTTGTACCTTTCCGGCAGGCGTTCCGGGTTTAATAACTGCGCGTACTCTAGCCATCCCATCATTAGGACCAGTACCTACTTTACCTTTAGCTTCTTTAATCCATTCAGCCCATTCATAACCCTTAGCTTCTGCTGCTACTTGATAGAGGGGGTTATCTATGATGTCCCAGAAGTTACCCTTCTTGATCTCTGTTTTACTACTTTCATCACTATACCAGTCTTCGGATAACCCTCTAGTTATACCTACTGCACTTACATCTTTTACGGGACCAGTCCCTTTCATCCAACTCATTTCTCATCCTCCAATCTTTTAGTAATCCATTCAACAACTGATTGTTGTCCGGCTTGGTACATTATTTGTGAAACCGTATCTGTAGGGATAGGAGTCACAGGTGGAAATACCTCCTGAAGTTCTTTCAAGAGGTACTGATCAAATTGAGGACCGTAGATGGCCTCAAGCATATTGTGGGAGGTTCTCATTGCTATGTTCAAAGAATGCTAGCATCCGTCCTCTCTTAGTTTCAGAAAGTTCAGGTGCCCTGCCTTCATACATTAAGCGATCACTAGAATCTAGCCAAAATTTTTTGTCCAAATATCTATCAGCAGTATTTATACCTAGTGGTTGTAGGATCCAATTAATAGTAGCCTTCCTTAGTTTATCTAGTGAAGGAGATACTTCTAAGCTCATTTCACGACATACTAATGAGTGTGCTGCTACATGAATAGTTTCATCCCTTGAGATATCTGCACTTAC